GGTTGAGTAATGCGGAGATGCCGTTGGTGCCGGAATTACCTATTTGAGCCTTGCGGGACCGGCAGCTCCGCCTTACTCAACCTGTGCAACGGTCAATCTTCCGGATGCTCTGGCTCGTCTCAACACCAAGCTGGCGCCGTATGACGTGACGGTCTCTGTGACTGGAATTGGCACGCTTGGATGCACCCAGATTCTGACCTTTACGAATTCGAGCGCGCATACGGTTGTGTTTGACTTTACTTCAACTGCGCTCGCAGCGCGCGAGGCGCGCGTGCCCTCTTATTATCCAAAGGATGGAATTCTCCAGGCGTGTAAGCTCCTTGGGTTTGCACCGAATGCGCCGTTTGTGATTCCCCCGAATGTGGCAGTTAACGCCCCTCGGTGCTATCAGCTGGGATTTCGATCGGTCTTTACACTCTCTGTCTACAAGACTGTGCAGTGGGTGCCCCAGGACCAGTCAGAGGGAGGCTATATCCCGAGCATGTCGGATGTAATCTCGGGCGACACGGATGTCTACTTTGACTGTTATTCATATGAGCACTTTGTCAATCAGTGCGTGAACCCGGCGCTACAGCGCTGCATTTTTGATAATTTCGACTATCGGATCAATGAGCCGCTCACGTCTGTAGTCACAAGTGTGTCCGTGAGCAGCGGAGGCACCACTGTCTTCACCGTGTCAACAAATAGCTACTTCCCGGTGGGTGCAACTGTGGTTATTACGAATTTGGCGGATGTAAGCACGGGAGTTGGCGATGCAACCCAGAATCTGAACGGGACGTATACTGTTACAGCCGCGCTTGGCTTTCTCCAATTTGAGGTGAGCCGTGCCTCCTTTATCACCTTTTCCGCCCAAGGCCTTACGGGTAGGGCGGAGAATACGTCGCAGGATTTCACACCCCAGAGCAACACGGATACGCGGAGCCTTTCCTCTCAGCTATTGCTTGCGTGCAAAGCTTTAGTGGGCGCAACCACGGCAAGCAATGCCGGCAATGCGCAGTACTCAATTGGCCAGGGAATTAATTTGAACGGGCGCACCTACATGTGGACGAACAGCCCTTCAACGTCAAACGGCTCTCTCCCCGGCGACGAGTCCGCAGCGTCAAACTACTGGCAGGATCTAGGGCCAAGTTTTACAAATAGCTGGGTTCCTGGGCAGTATGATACGGGTGATATTGTGACAATCCTTCCTATTGGCACGCCGTCCTACTTGCGGTTCTGTAGGGCAACTACGCCTACAACTGCGATTCCGTTTAAGAATGGTGTAGCTGGTATTGGGTGGACGGATGTGACATCGGATTTCTTCCCGGCTTACGTAATTACACGTGCCAACCAGCCGGCTATCGGCACCATTCCACCTCGAATTTCGTTTAGTCCTTCGACGCAGCTCTTCTCTCTTAACCTCGATAGCTATGGGTTTGGTGGGACGCAGAAGACGAATTTGGACGATGGGTATGGCGCAAACGCACTCAATCAACTGTCAGGGCGGTCTGTGCCCGCTCTTATCCCAACCCTAAATCAGACAGAGAATGGCCAGTTCAATGACCAGGCACGCGATTCCTGGGGCTTGACAGGATGTGGAAAGACCACGGTGCTAGCTTACACAACGGCGCGGAGACCGTTTGAAGTCTACGATGAGTGCTTTCACATCGAGGCGGATGATTACTTCCACCAGTTGTTTGGAAATTGGCCGTGCATCCGTCTGAACTATACAGACCGGGCTCGCAACAATCTGACAACGTCGTATGTCCGGTATATCCCAGAGGCTGCAGAAGCCGGCTTGACAGTGCCACTGCCACTTCCGTTGTTTGTACCGTCGCAGCCGCCTGCATCGCCTTCTACGGTCTATTTGCCGTATTTCCGCGTTGGTGGCAACCAGCCGTATATCTACACATTCCCCCAGGACTATCGGTCAATTGGAAATATGTGGAATCCAGTTGACACGCTTGTCCTTACCACGTCGGAGATCCCCGTGGCAAATTGCCAGGTGTCTCGACCGAACGTCTTGACGGATGGCCCTCAAGTGAACAACATCGAGCCAAGCGGAAATGTGGAAAACATCCTGTGCGAGTTTTCGATCTGGCCAACGGACAATCTGGGGCAGCAGTTGCGCAGTCAGATTCTGTATGCTCCTACGGGCGATGCAGTTGACTACGTCGAAATGCAGAGCTCAACGCTCTTTAATAACGTGGATTGGGTCCTTTATATGCGGATGAAGGCTACACAGACATTGCGCGCGGTGAGTATCTCGGATAGCGGGTCTGTCAATATTCGCTTCAAGTTTGTGAGGAAGGAGGAGTGAGTGAAACCAAACAGTTAAAACACTATTACGTCCCTTTTGCTCTCTTTTAGCATTGTAAGCACACAGAGAACCACCGCTGTACACCCACTTCAGAAGAGTCACTCTACAAAGGTGCTACAAAATGAGCACGATTTCGAAGGTGGCCGTGTACGATGCACGCCTCATGCAGGAGGAGCCGGCGTATGCCGTGCAGAAGGGTGCCCTCTCTGTAAGCGTGGCGCCGTTCCAGTCTATTTCGGCCAGTGCTAGCCAGATGACGTTTCAGGTGCTTGTTCCGTCGCTGAACGTTTTTGTTGATCGCAAGATTTCTCTTTCGACGACTCTCAATTTTGCGGCACAGCTCTTTTATTCTGGCCCGCGCGGTCTGACGCAGAGCATCACTGGCAGTGCCGCTGCTACCAACGGCGGCGCTGCACTTTCCAGTGGTCAGTGCGTCCTTACGGTTACTGGAGGATTTGTGTCGCCGTCTGGCACTGCAGTCACTGTCCCTGTTGGCACACTCATTTATTCCGTTACGGGTCTTGCGCTTCTTCCTGGGACTCGCGTGGTGGCTGCGCTCAGTGCGTCGACTTATGTTATCACGCCGTTCCAGATTGTTGCTGCCCAGGGCACTGTTAATTACCTACAGCCGTGGTCGTACACGACGCCTGCTGCATCCATGAGCGTTTCGCTTGCTCAGGATGGTGGATACTCGGCTGCCAAGAATGGCCAGGCGTTCCTTCCGGCGGGCTATGCTACGGCTGTGTCGGCCAAGGATCTTTCTTTGATCCCATTCCCTGTCCAGGGCGCTCTTAACAATATGACTGCAACGCTGAATGACTGCACCGTCACTACAAACGGTGATACGCTCCGCGAGCAGATTATGCTCACGTCCAGCCACCCGACGCTGAAGCAGCGCACTACGCCCACGAAGCTGGACACTTTCTGCTGGGGTCGTGACGATGCTAATAACGAGAGCGGAAACTTTTCCTCGTATTCGTTTGCGGATGGCTATGGGGACACGGCAAACGGCAGCTGGCCGATTACGTGGTATGACGCCCTGGGCACCACCGCCCTTGCAAACATCACTAGTGTGTCTGGTGGCAGTGGAAACATTGGCACGTACCCTTTCGTGAGCGGCTCCCAGGTTCAGTTTGGGTCGTTTGGAAACGTCAACGGTCTTAACAACGGCGCCGTGGTTTCTAATTACAGCACGGGTGGTGCGGGTTGGTACCTTGCACAGCAGGCAAGCGATGTTGCAGGCAGCAGCAAGAATGTTGTGGTGGTTCCCTTTGTGAATGGCCAGCCTGTGTGGACTACGGCGTTTCCGGGTGGTGATCTTTATGGAACGGTGAGCGGTAATGCTACGGATTCGGCCCTTGTTTCGTTTACCATGTCTTATCTTAACGGCACGACGAACGTGCTGACGCTTACGACGGATGTGCCGCCTTATAGCATGATTGGCGCGCGTCTGTATGCCCAGGCGCCTAATCCGATTGTGTCTGCGGGTGGTCCTGTTATTCCTGTTGGCTGGGTGTGTGCAATTCGCACCGGTGCTCTTGGTTGCACTGGCTCCACGTACACGGTGATGGGGCCGTCTCAGGGTATTCAGATTGCTGAGCCCCAGGGTGGCTTTGCTCTCCAGGGCGGGTTCCAGTGCCTTGAGGGCCCTATGCCGGTGTTTGGTTCTTTTGAGAGCGTTGAGCCCCTTGTTCTTTCCCCTCTTATCTGGGCTGACAGCGCAGAGTTCCAGAGCGTTGGTCTTTATGGCATGACGAATATGCAGTTTATCCTCAACTTTTCGGCCACGCTTGGCACAACGCGCGCTACGCTTAACAGCATTGCAAGCGGTGCTACGTCGCAGGGTTCTACCGTCCCGTACTGGGTTGACGATCTGACCATTGCTACAAATTACTGCGGCAACATTCTGCGTTCGTCCAATATCCGCACTACTATTAGCGACCTTCGGTTCAATTCGCCGCTCCAGGGTACCAATGGCCCTTGGACGGGCCCGCCGACGCTCTATGTGAACTTCCTCACGCCGGGTCCGGATGTCACGCTTCCGCTGGTCTCGACTGTCCCGTACGTTGAGTTCCCGCGCTACGTGACGACTGTCCAGCAGCCCATCCCGCATCGCACGCAGCTTGCAACCAACACAATCTCCCTGACGTCTATCCCGGACATGGTGCTTCTCTACGTCAAGCCCGCCACAAAGGGCCCGGGTCTGCTTGACTGTTATGTTCCCATCTCGAATGTCTCGGTGACGTTCGACAATTTCAGCAACCTTTGCTCTGGCTTCCAGCAGTTTAACCTCTACGAGTCCGCGGTTGCCGCTGGCCTTGATATGGATTGGCACCAGTGGCGCGGTTACGCCCAGGGCGCATACCCGAGTCTTGCGCGCACCAACCTTGCATCGAATGCCACGGATCCGCCGCTGTTCAAGCCGACGGGCTTTACGCAGCTCAGTGGTGGTCCCATTC